GTTTTTGATTAGTTATGGCGGAGAAACCCCAAACGAAAGATAACACTCAGAAGAAGAAAGTAGTTGACTCGACTCCGATTAGCAAAAATAAGAAGCGAAAGGAGAAGGGGAAGGAGGCGGCGAGCGTGCCAGCTTCTGCAGTTGCACCTGTAGTGCAGGCAACTGCCACAAAAGGCAGCGGGGATATTGTTCCTGCAGCCAAGGCGAGCTCTTCGGGGCCCGCTGTGGGAACTCAACCGACGAAGGAAAGTCGGAAAGTGAGCTTTCACGAAGCGTGTGACAGATATCGAGTCACGGTTAATGCCAAAAGGACTGACGTTATTAAGAGGTTGGAAAAGTTGGGTTGCGCGGTTTTTGTTAAGCAGGAGGAAAGAACCTGTTTAAGCAATCACCTGGTGTCCGCTAAAGTTCGGTTAGTGGCCACTGTTAAGGCTTTCGAGTATTTGGAAAGTCAGATGGGCGAAACTCGCACCATCACTTCTATGTATGGCTCTATACGCGACATGGAGGTGTTGGACAATCTCAATGGTCAGGTAGTAGAGGGACAAAAAGTGGATATGACCATTGTCCACAGTGCTTTAGTCCCCGCTGACTTCGGCCGCACAAAGCCTAATGTGCGGTTTGAAGGCCAATTGGATAAACCGGTCGATAGGATGTTACTGATAGATGTCTACATGAACGGAGCCAGCCCTTTACGGCCGAATGCGTTTCAGAGCTTTATTTCAGTGGGAGGATGTGCCGTATGGATCGGCCATTGCTTCCGCGGAGCTGCTGGAACTATTTACGACGAAGGGGCTTGGTGGCGTGATGAAGATTCTGGGATAATAACTCACCGACCCGATCGATTTTCCCCTATAAGTCCACAGCACGATCCGTGTGATTGGATTTGGAAATCGAGCGCGGTATGTTTAAGTGATGGTACTACATTGTCCTGGTTTGTTAAACACTCCATCGGGGCCGGCATGGTAATGGTTGTATTCAACCGTAGTGCGGCAGAAATCCCAAATGTTGGTATGTCTGGATTAGGTCTGGATTGCCAATTCTCTAGCGTTGAAGTTCCGGTTTACCAAGAAGAGTCTTGGTGGGATCGATTGAAGTTAAGTGTTATGCCCCTCCGGTATGTGCTATATGCTTTCCCTAAGCGAAAAGTTGTGGTGTGCGATTCTGTGGTCTCTGAATTGAGGTCATTGTATGCAGGTCGCCCTAGAAACGTAAATCTTTTCCGGCAAATAGTCATTTCCGTTAACGCGAAACTTGCAACCGGTTTCACTCAAACTCTGTTGGCGAACTTTGGGTCAAAATTTCAAGATATAGCCTTTCACACTGCTCTTTGCGTGTTTGCTGGGGGAATAGAATCAGAGGCTTTGGGATGGATGAATGTCATCGCGGATAGAAGTACGATCTTAAATGCGTATAATGAGAGTTTGGTTGTTAAGAGTTTTAATGAGCCCACCACCACTGTTGCTATGAAACGGATGGCCGTTGCAGCCGTGGTGTTAGCTGGAGTGCTCAAACTCTTCCAACTCCGACGCAGCCTGGCGGTCGGCAAAGTGGGTATCGGAAGCGTCGCTCCCGGATCAATGCTTCATGACGTCGTTTTGGCTCCTGTTTACGAGGAAGCTTTAAAACGGTTGATTCCTGGATTGAAGTATAAATTCGGTTGGATAGAATGGGTAATAAAATTGCTGGCAATTTCGAAAGTGCCTGTGCCTCCCAGCGGCAAGGCTGTATTGTGTCTTGCATCCTCGACCACTGTGGGGATGCATGCATATGCAGCTTCTTTGCCGTTTGTTAAAGGGGTCATGGTGCACGCTCTATGGAATTTAGTGTGCCACGTGGTACAACAGCAGTCCGTGCAGGGTGTTCTTCCCTTAGCGGCCATTTTAGCCATTGGAGCGGCTTATTACGGTCATCAGTGGATTAGTCGTCCCAATCGTTATGCTGAGTTTCGTAAGGCTCATTATTTGAACGAATGGGAGGATCGTCCTCCATTGTTAGATGTCATCAATTCATGCGATTTTTCCCCTGAGCTGAGTGAAACGCCGGCTCAGAAGGATCCTTTTTTCACCCCCAAACCCTTGTGCCCGATCTTGAGCCCTAAAGGAACTATCACTCTTCCTAGTCAAACTGGTTCTCAGAATAACTTTTGGTGGCTGCTCCCTACGAGCGTCCCGGGTTATGTCCCGTTGAGAAACGATGAGAATAAGATTGGAGTGATGGTTGCCCGCATATTGGCTGCAGCTCCTATGCTCCCTCTTGAGCAAGAAGTACGGTGGTTGGGTATCGCTCCTCTAGCCAAACAACACCCCCCTATTAATAGGGATGATGTTGTTTTACCGTGGTTGGAACATTTTGAACAACCTATGCAAAAGAAGCGATACGCAGCTGCTTGTCAGCGGTATGAAGAAGAAGGGCCCGGCTGTTGTACTGAACATTTGGATAAAATAAATGTTATGGTCAAAGTCGATGAGCTCTTGACGAAGACGTGCACAAAACCGGGGTCGGAAGACTTGTTTATGCAATTAAAACCACGATCTATAGCAAACGTTCACCCTTTGGTCCAAGTTCATGTTGGGCCTGAGATATATGAAGCCACTCAGAGGTTTAAGAAAGAGTGGTGCGTAGAACCTGAACCTTTAGATGTAGAGGGTTGGCAAGTTTATTTGACTTACGGAGGGGCTTCTACCGACGAGGAGTTGACTCGTTGGGCGGAATATTCTCATATTCCTAAGAAGCGTGCGATGCATATTATGGTCGCCGGTGATGATTCCATAGCTATCATTTGGGATGAAGATGGTAACATGTGGATAATAGAAGGGGATTTTGGGATGTTCGACCAGTCTCAGAGTTTCGGCCCTTTAAGACTAGAATGGGCTAACCTGCTTCGATATGGGGTTAGCTATGGTACCGTAGGGGCGTTAGAGAGGTTGTCTCACGCCAGCTACGTATTCCGGTCTGGCACTAAATACTCTAAAGAGAAGATAGTCGTATCGCGTGAAGAGCGCCCATTTCGTGACACCGGGGGAGCTAACACCTCGTTGGGTAATTCATTAGTTACCGGCCACGCTTTAGTTTTTGTGTTTATTCGCTTTCGGGGCGACCTTGTTAAGGGGTTTGCTCATCTAGGCTTAGACATTAAAATTAAATATCCTAAGACGATAGGGGAAGCCACTTTCTTGAAAGGAATGTGGTACAGAGTAGACACACCGTTTGGTTATCATTGGGGCCCTTTGCCTTCGCGATTGTTGAAAGTTGGAAAGAGTTTGCGAGATCCTTGCGAACTTTATAAAACCAAAGACTTGCGCGTAGGTGCTCCGAAATTTCTGAACGAAGTGGCTGTTGGATACTCGGGTTTTTTGCTTCCACCCGGATTAAGGGTGTTTGTGAGAAACTTTCTCTATGATCCATCCGTGGAGGGGATCAAGCCATTTTACGGGACCACTCCTTCGTTGACAACGAAACCGAAGTTGCTAGAAGATGAAGTCCTCGGTCAATTAGTAGGCCGTTATGGTTCGTCAGTGGAAGAAATTCGGGATTTTGAACAAAGATACCCGACCCGCCCTTTTGTGTTCTTTGAGCATCCGTTCTTTGTGCGGATGAATCAAGTTGATTACAATTAGATTTTGAAGAATTCGGCCCTGAATTCGAGAGGAGGTATCAGGGAGAGACCCGCGTCGGGTCTAGCGAATGAGGGGATGACTGATTAAATCTTATTTATTGAAAATTTTATAGTAATGCCACAAACAAAGAAAAA